CATGGAACAGCCTACTGCGCCTTCTGCCAATTTGATGGCATTGAAGCGGGAACCGGAGACATTGATTTTTGCGAGTTCTTTTTTAACGTGTACCAGGCGGTCAAGCCTGTGTTCCAAATTGATAAAATGAGTATTTTCAAACAGGATTGCTGGTGTTAATTCCATTCTTATTTATTATATATTATTGTGTTTATATTATATTTTTGTTTGTTTTAGATATGTATAATGGCATCGCAAACGCTTTTATTTGAAATTACGCTGAGCGATTGGACCGAATCTAATAAAAATGCCACGTTTAATTATGTCAAAATTTACGAAACTGAAGGAAAAATCATAATGACACAACTAAAAAAACAACCCAGAACCAACTATGTGTGTAAAATGCCCAATAAATTGGTGTGTCAATACGCATTCGCGCCATTGGAACTGAAAATGCTGCGACAAAATTTAGACACAATTTTGCGTGCGACCAAAACGTTTACATTCAGTTTTGCTCCGCTCGGGTTTGAATACAATTTGGAACAGACGATTCAATATTTTGAGATGTTCATCCGAAATTATAAAAAAGAAATGATTGACTTTTATCATGAACAATACGCAAAAACCGAAGAAAAAAACGCAAAAATAATTTCGGATTTGTGCGAAACCAACGACCAATTACAACGAAATTACAATAAGTATAAGTATGAATTCAACGAACTCGCGTTGGATTATCATCGCATGAATGATAAAAGTTTGTACAGGAAAAACATTGATTTATTAACCCAGAATCATTATTTGGCGGAACAATTGGAAAAGGAAAAATACGAAAAAGAACAATTTATTGCGTATTGCGAAAATCTGAATGATAAAATCGTATCTTTCGCAGACGATGACAGTCTTCTTAGCTAGGATTTACGCAATTTGTATTTACGAGGACGAGCATTTATTTTTGTATGTTTATTATATACATGCAACGTCGTCGTTCTGGATTAGCAATTCATAAAAAAGCGTATCCGTGTGCAATGTGTGCCGATATGACAAGGTCTATTTCGTACATTTCTATAATAGATACAATTTGGTTGTATCCCGAGTCCGATTTAGGATGGGTTTTAACAAATACTACGATACCATACACGCGGTCGGGTTCAAGTATCTATTTCAATACATTGGCCAATTTGATTAGTTTTTATGACGAGGTATTTAACAAAACCGCGATTAGTCAACCGGTCGGTAATGTCGGATATTCTCTCGGGGTTGGCACTGTAACACGTGCGTATGGAGACAACCGGCTTTATCTGAAATTGAATAGCGGACAAACTGTGGTTGTTTGGACGTTAATGACGCAAATTACGCGACAAGCTGACCTTCCATCCGGTGGAAATTCGCCGAATGGAACGGTTGGTTGGGGATTGATTTATTCCGACTGGAATTTAAATGGGGTGTTGGACCCGACTAATTATACACCACCAAGTGCGGGGACGGATGTGCTCCGGTTTCAGGTTCTTTGAAAAATGTAAAAATTATTTTTTTTACATTTTTTATTCAGTTAGGTCAATACTTTAACGCCTGGATTTTCTTGGACTTCTTCATTCAAATTTACGCACTACACGCAACACATTCTTCAGGCCCCTTCGGCTCAATTGTAAATTGCTGCGCCTTGTGTTTGCCTCTACGTCTCAAATAGTACATTCCCGTTTTCAACCCTTTGGACCACGCATAGAAATGCATAGACGTCAACGAATTGTAATTTGGGTCTTCCTGCCACAAATTCAAACTTTGACTTTGGCACACAAACGCACCGCGGTCCGCCGCCATGTCTATGACATGCCGCATCGGTATTTCCCAAACTGTCCGATATTTTTGCTTGACTTGGTCGGGGATGTTTTGAATATGTTGAATGCTGCCATTGTTCTCAATGATATTATTCTTTAATTGAACATTCCACAACCCCATATCTATCAATTCTCGTATCAAATATTTATTCATAATGACAAACTCGCCTGCCAATGTTCGCCGAGTGTATATATTACTCGTAAACGGTTCAAAACATTCATTGAATCCCAGAATTTGCGATGTTGACGCGGTCGGCATCGGCGCCAATAACAACGAATTCCTTAATCCCGTGTTGGCGATTTTCGCTTTCAATCCCGTCCAATCTAATTCCGTTATCGGCGACACATTCCACATATCATATTGTAATATTCCTTGCGACGCCGGCGACCCTGCGTAAGATTCATACGCGCCATGCTTCTCCGCCAACTCCGACGACTTCTCCAACGCACCATAATATATGGTTTCAAATATTCGTTTGTTTATCTCTTTTGCTTCTTCGCTGAAAAATGCCAAATTCATTAACATATACACGTCCGCCAACCCTTGAACGCCAATTCCAATCGGCCGATGCTTCATATTGGAAACGCGCGTCTTCTCGGTCGGATAATAATTCACATCAATGACTCTGTTCAGATTCTCCGTTATTATTCCCGATACCTTTCGCAGTTTGTCGTAATTGAATACGCCGTTTTCCACAAAGGTTGGAAGGCCAATGCTCGCCAAATTACACACTGCGGTCTCGTCGGGGGTGGATACCTCCATAATTTCGCTACATTGTCCTGTTATTATTCCATTAAATACTCCCATTTGGCGTTTTGGTTCTGTAAAACAAAATGTGTCTGAAGGGTTAACTACATTTTCTATTGAAATGATTTCAATAAAATCATATGATTTATATTCCGAAGAAGGCATTTTACACCCAATTAGCTTTGTTCCTATTTGTAAATCTTGACATTCAACCATTTTTATATTGTTGGTTTCATCAATTACATAAAACTTATGGTACTTGGTGCACTTAAGTGATAAAATCGTCTCACTGTTATTTGGCTTTCCGGTTACTTCTAATAATTTTTGGTTTTCTCCAGTTTTCTTCACTTCAACTTCGCTATATTCTTCACCATTCCATACATTAACTTTTTGGTTCTCTAATAAACTAATTTGAATATGACCTTTATCTGTTAAAATTATCGTTTCTGGCGCAACGCAGAGGTTGGAGCTCTTGATGGTTCCCACATTTTTTTGGTTTGACTTCTTGTTGGCGGCGTCTTTATAACAAAGATAGGGCGTTCCGGTTTCCATTTGCGAATCCAATATTTTAAACCATAAGTCGCGTGCCTTTATCGTAGTGCGCCCTTTTCCTTGTGCTTCATACTTGGAATACAATGTCTCAAATTCCTCGCCATACACTTCTGACAACCCCGGACATTCGTCCGGGCACATTAATGTCCACGTTCCGTCGTTCTTCACGCGATTCATGAAAAGGTCGGATATCCACAACGCGTAAAACAGGTCGCGCGCTTTCAATTCTTCGTCGCCGTGGTTTTTTCGCATGTCTAGGAACTTTTCAATGTCCGCGTGCCACGGTTCCATGTAGATGGCAAATGAGCCGTTTCTCTTTCCGCCTCCTTGGTCTACATACTTGGCGGTGTTATTGAACACACGCAACATCGGGACAATTCCATTACTGGTTCCATTGGTTCCCCGAATATGGCTGTTTGTTGCCCTTATATTATGAATGTGAAGCCCAATTCCGCCAGCCCATTTGCTGATGAGAGCACAGTCCTTTAAGGTATTGTATATACCATCAATGCTGTCGTTTTCCATCGCAATCAGAAAACACGAGCTCAATTGGGGGCGCGGCGTTCCAGCATTAAACAGGGTTGGCGTGGCATGTGTAAAATACTTCTGCGACATCATGTCATACGTTTCCAACGCCTTTTCAATATCTGCCCCGTGAATCCCGATAGCAACTCTCATCCACATATGTTGCGGACGTTCTACCACTTTTCCATTAATCTGCATCAAATACGAACGGTCCAGCGTTTTAAAACCGAAATAGTCAAACGCATAATCCCGTTTGAAATCCATTCTTTGGGCGATTATCTCGCAATTTTGTTCAGCCACGTCTAGTAGTTCGCGCGCAATTAGCGGCGAATGCTTATCATGCTTGTCGCGATAATTGTACAAACTTTGCATAACCGTTATAAAACTGGGTTCCGTATTCTTATGATGATTGGATACCGTTATGTGAGTTGCCATGGTTGCGTAATCTGGGTGGACTGTAAACATGGATGCGCACTGTTGGGCCGTCAATTCGTCTATCTTTGTTGTGGAAATCTTGTCGCACAACTGGTCTATAACCTTCATTGCTAGGGTCGTGTAGTTAATATTCACACCGGCTTCATGACCAATTGTCTTTATCCTTCGCAAAATCTTGTCAAACGACACGATTTCCACCTGGCCGTCCCTTTTGGTCACATGCATTTCAAATGATGACATCTCTCTTATTATAAATTTTGATTATTATTTTTAAGTGGTTTTATTAAGAAGGATTTTTTAAAGAATTTATTAATATGGATTTTTTAAAGAATTTATTAAGAAGGATTTTTTAAAGAATTTATTAATATGGATTTTTTAAAGAATTTCATTATAAAAGTTTTTCTCTCAAAAATAATTATTTAAAACAAAAGTTCGTGGTTTTTTTTTTTGGACATTTTTTGGAAAAATATAAATGTCCATTTTTTAAAAACACGAGTTTATCTTTTTTTTGGGGGTTTCAAAAATGTCAAAAAAAGAGGAAAACCGAATGGCTGCATTTTGTGGTAAGCGGCCGAAAAAACGAAAAAGTCAAAAAAATGAAAAAAAATTTTGGACAAAAAATCGGACATTTTTTTGGACATTTTTTTGGACATTTATTTTGCTCAAAAAAAAAGTGAGCAAAAAAATTTTCCAAAAAAGGGTCGCACCATACATGGTGCCAAAAAAAGTCAAAAAAATGTCCGATTTTTTGGACATTTTTTTTGCTCACTAAAAAGTGAGCAAATTTTTTTTCGGAGTTTTTGCGAAAAGTGGTCGCACCAGTTATGGTCTCAATTTGAAAAATAAAATGCCCAAATTTTTTGGACATTTTTTTTGCTCAATTTCGGAAATTGAGCAAATTTTATTTAGCGAAAATATATATAAATGTCCAAATACCGAGCATATAAATTTATAATTAATAAAATTGAAGACGAAGAACTGAAAAACATATACAATAATGTCCATTATGAATATTTGTTGGTTTGTAAAAAACACGACAATACCCTACAAGGACTGATACGCTTTCCCATCCAAAAAACGGTGCGAACTGTCTCCAACTATTTTTACAAAAAGGCCGAAATTGAGCCATCTATCCAACCAGACAAGGCATACAAAAACTGTTTCATGGCAGATTCAAACATTTTGTACGAAGCGGAGAGGAACAATAAAATGAAAAAAAACAATTCGTGTAGAGACGACGAAGTGTTTCAACTTTTGAGCACCAAAGAAAAGCTGATAAACAATTTGGTTAATGAAAAAGAACAAATCACAAAACAGTTTGTGGAACACCAGAGCAACGTAATCTCTCATTTGTTGAAACTGAAAGAGAACGAACCGGAACAGATAAAACAACTGGTTTCCTTGTGCTTGGAACACGCGAAAAACAACCCCGTTGTTTCAAACACCACCAACACCATTAACAACAAATTCAATTTGAAAATATTCTTGAATGAACAGTGTAAGGATGCTGTCAATTTGATTGATTTCGCGAAAGGAATACACATTAAACTACAAGACCTGGCTCTTTACAACAAAATCGGGCACGCCGACGCAGTTACCCAAATATTTGACAACGCATACAAGAAATTGGACATCAAACTGCGACCCATTCACTGCACCGACGTGAAACGAGAAACCATTTATGTGCGCGATAAAAACGAATGGTTCAACGACGAAACAAAAGAGATTTCCGAAAAGGCGATGGAAATCATTTCAAACAACAGCTATCGGCAATTGAAACAATGGAGAGATACAAACCCCGACTACGAAACCAGCGATTCAAAAAAAAACGAATACATCGTTTTAGCCAAAAATGTAATCGGTGGCAGCTCATCCGCAGAGGAAAGCGCCAACCGGAAAAAAATAATAAAAAATCTTTCCAAAAACACTTGTCTAGATAAAAACACTGCTTTGTGTCTGGATGGATTAAGTTAAACACAAGATGCGGTCAAAAAACTATTTTTCAAAATATTTTACTATATAAGATGGAAGCGATTGTGGCAATTATTTTTACGACAACCATTATCTACATTTTAGCAAAAATGATAGAGATGAAGTACCTCCATAAAGAAATGCGACCAATTAAAGACGTCATTCGTGATGCGGTTTTCGTTGCTGTTTCGGTCGGAATTTCTACATTTTCGGTGTTTTCCATGAACAAGTCTATGAATGGATTCTTTAATGCCATGACTGAACAAACGAATATGCCTTCTGCAGCACCCGTTTTTACTGATAATCCTGGTTTTTAAGCTTTAGTTTGGAATAACAAAATATAATAAAGAATAGTTTAAACAGAAATGATTAAAACACATTTAGACATTGCGAGCATTGATACAAAAACATTACATAAAATGATTTTTATTTACAACTCAGTGGAAAAGGGCTGGAAAGTTAAAAAACGCAAAGACAAATACATTTTCCAAAGGTCGCACAATGAGAAAAAGGAATATTTCATGGATGATTATTTAGATAAATTCATTGCCGAGAATTCAGCCATCTAATTCTGCCATGTAATTTGGGTCATGTGATTTGGGTCATATACATTTGGTCATGTACATTTGGGTCATGTGATTTGGGTCATATACATTTGGTCATGTACATTTGGGTCATGTGATTTGGGTCATATACATTTGGTCATGTACATTTCAATTGTCTCTACGAGTTCACCATTTTCTTTGTTGACAACCCTCTCAATCTGCCTGGAAATCTCCTTTTCTAAATACGGCATGCGAGTGTAAAGAAGCGGATTTGAATACGACCCGTCGTTATTTTCATATTTATCAGGATTGAACTTTATAAATATGGTCGGACCAGTTGTTCCAATGGTTGGTTGTTCAGCATACACAACATATATCTGAGAACCATTAATTTTTATTTTACTATAGCCGTTTTCGTGAGAAAATCCATCAAATTTGGAATCAATGTATTTGCGAATAATGTGCGCCTTTGATTTATACACCGTCTGGAGAGAAAGCGGGTCCAGTGGAAACAATGTAACATAACAACCACTACAATACTCTTTGTACCTTTTTTCAATGGATTGGCTAGAACAATTAGAACACATGTTGCCTCCTTTTTTCTCCAATTCGGTTGGCGCAATGAATCGGACATTCTTTGACTCGGGTTCTCTGTGCGCCGAACAAAATAAAGGCCGTAAAAAGTCAAATCCGTATACCGCTTTGTTCCGGCAAGTATCTGTTTTACAAATTGTTGGCATTTATTATATCCATAGATTTTTGCCCCCTAAACTGGCCGACATGGGACAATGCGAGAGAATAGCCTATCCATAATTGTCAGTTTTTTCGCATTTGGTTCTCTATACGCGTATAGAATAAACTCATTGTGCGGCCGATGAAAAATAAAAAATGTAGGAAAAATATTATTTTTGCGCTGAATACGCTTATATTTAGGAAAAATTATATTTTGGAATTATATAAAAAAATGGGAGGAGCCTTAATGCAATTAGTCGCCTACGGCGCACAAGATGTTTTCCTTACTGGAAACCCCGAGATCACTTTCTGGAAGGTGTCGTACAGACGCCATACCAACTTTGCCATGGAGTCCATTGAGCAGACCTTCAACGGTCAGGCTGACTTTGGTCGCCGTGTTTCCTGCACCATCTCCAGAAATGGAGATTTGGCTTACAGAACCTATGTCCAGGTCACTTTGCCCGAGATCAACCAGACCATGAAGGGAGCCGAAGGTGATGTTTATGCCCGTTGGTTGGACTACCCCGGTGAGCAGCTCATCGCCCAGGTTGAGGTTGAGATTGGAGGCCAGAGAATTGACCGCCAATATGGTGACTGGATGCACATCTGGAATCAGCTCACCCTGTCTTCCGAGCAGCAGGCCGGTTATTACAAGATGATTGGACACACCACTCAGCTTACCTACATCACCGACCCCACTTTCGCTGACATCAACGGCCCCTGCGCTTCCACTGGAGGCCCCGGCCAGGTTTGCGCCCCCAGAAAGGCTCTCCCTGAGACCACCTTGTACATCCCCCTCCTCTTCTGGTTCTGCAGAAACCCAGGCCTTGCTTTGCCTTTGGTCGCTCTCCAGTACCACGAGGTCAAGATTAACATTGATTTCAGACCTATTGGTGAGTGCTTGTGGGCTGTTAAGAACTTGACTTCCATTTCCAGCAGTGCTTCCCAGGCTGTCACCTCTGCTTACCAGCAGTCCCTTGTTGCCGCTTCTATCTACGTTGATTTCATCTTCTTGGATACCGATGAGCGCAGAAAGATGGCCCAGAACCCCCATGAGTACCTCATTGAGCAGCTCCAGTACACTGGTGATGAGTC